ATGTAATTGGAGTTATCAACCCTCCAAGGCAGACCGAACACGTTCGCTGTTCCTACAGAGATGTTTGTACCGGATGCCGCTGAGAAATAAAGGGCTGTAATCCACTTAAATGCTTTCACGCCGTCTACCGTCTCATCCACAATGCTCGTGATTAACTCTTGCATGCGAATGCCGTATTGGTCATAACCTGTTACAGTTAGTTGACCAACGTTACCGGCCGCCGCTTGAGTCAAAGACACAGCGCGAGGAACGTCTAGTTCCAAAACGTTAGTAAGGCCGAACTTAGATACTCTTGTGACGCCTGCAGCTGGAGCTAATGTCAGATAGCCAGCACCTACGGTTGTGGCCGCTAGTGATAAGTTATTGACAGCAGAAGCAGCTGGGGCGATGTCATAGACTGCCCATGACGCGAGTTGTGTACCTGGGGCTTTATTCAGAGAGGCTGTCTCTAAAAGGACGGGAGGAGTACCCCCGATGCCAGTTGTATATTGCGCTTGGAACCCTGGTCCTACACGGACACCGTCTGAAAACTGTGACCCTTGTGATGGGTTTGGGATATAATTAACTGCCATTGAGGGATACTCCTTAAATTATTTAGACTTATGCACCTTGAGAACCGAAAGTTGAACGGAAGTCGCTGTTACCGAATGAGTAACGCTCGATTGCCCGAACTTTTAGGTTATCTGTGTCAATGTCAGTGAAAATGTCGATGTCTAAGGGTTCGCGTTCATAGTATTTAAATCCATTCGAGTTATCAGTTTGGATGAACCAAGCTGTTGGAGATGTTAAGAAGTGATTTACCATGTATCCTTGAGAGATATAATTGTCATGGTAGATTGCATTGATATCGTTGTTAGCTGTTCCTACGCGATACTTAGAGTTCAGCAACCTGCTTGCAGTAAACTGCAATGAAGGCGGAACGATTAAGCGCTTCGGGGTATTCTTAACCAACAAACCAGCTGCGTTTCTGAATAAGCTAATGTTTGTGATCGCATCTTCGAGAGATGTTTCATTAAGCTGCGCGGGGACAACGAAAGTATTCGATACAATACCGCCATCGATAGGATGGTTGACAGAGTATAGAGGCTGACCGTCACCGATTGGAGCTCCAGGGTTGAAACCGTTGTTAAACAGGTTCGCTGCTTGGATGTTCTTAACTTGGCGCAGAGAGTCTTTCAATGACGTTACAGCCATTGGGAATCTGTCCTTGTACAAGTTATCTAGCAAAGCTTGTCTTGTTAAGATAAAGCCGATACCGAAGTATTGGTGTAGGTACGAAGTAATGAAGCGTTGCGCCATCTTGTCATAAGAGACTGAACCGCCTTCTTGTTTCATTTGAGCAATGCTCAAAAGTTTCATTTCGACTTCGTATTCAACTTGCTTATCTGACACATGGTGCGAATAAATCGATTTCCATTCGTCTTCATAAGTGTTGTAGTCGCCAATAACCGCCGCTAAGCCTGGACGCAAGAGGGCGGCAATATCTGAAGTAGTTGTTGCCATAGTGATTAAACTCCTTGTGTGCCAACGCGATAAGCGCTGTTATTTAAGATTACAGAGATGTTGCCATTCAAAATTCCAGCACCTGTGATTGGGTCAAATGTGTTTCCTGGGACTTGGGTTGCATAAAGCAACTTCAAAGGCAGGAAGCTATTGTCATCGGTGCCCGGGAGGACTTGATAATTGAATGCAGAGTTATCCGCCCCGTTGCTCGAGACAACTGTGAAAGAAACACCAGGTTGAATAGTGATTGTTAAGTTCCCTGCGCCACCGCCTGCGGTTTTACGAGTTAACATAACTAATGAGTTTGCGGTAATGCCTACAGCTGGGATAACTAGGTTTACGGTACCTGTTAAAGTGCTAGCACCTGATGCGCGGAATGAGGCGGCCTTAGAAATTGTGCCCACATCTATCACTTCGCCTGAAAGACCTGTGACTGTACTTCCTGCTCCTAGGGCAAAGGAAGCATTCCCGCCCATAGACGCCAAGTTTACGGTGCCGTTTGTTTGGACATCGTAGATGACTTCTGAGTCATCAATAACTTTCGCGTAAACAACTGTCCCTGCCTTGATGGCCTGGTTAGCAGGCCAATAAGGAGAATTTGTTACAGGAGTGATATTTGATTGAGCTCCTGGGGTTACATATTCGCAACCTAAGAAAACACCGAGCGCGGGGGCTCCGTTTCCACCATTAATTTCAGTTGGTAGAAGTTTTTTAATATACCCGTTTGCGCCGGCCACTCGACTAACCAAGTCGCCTTGGAAAATTGAAGTATTGTAACCGCCTTCGATTAAGTAGTATGAGAATTTGCCTGTCCAAGGAGCACCGCTAACATAAGAAGTTGGGCGGAACCCGACAGGAGCATTAATACCGTAAGACATTTTGCCTCCTAAAAATAAAAACAATCTGAGTGATCAGTTTTTTGTTAGGTTCGCAAAATGCGCATCATCGGAAAGACAACCTTAAACTTTACGACGGTTCATCGACTCTTGCCTCTTAGTGTACAGAGGTCGAGGACGTATTATTTTAAGTATACATAAGTATTGCTCATTGTAAATATACAATACTCAAATATTCAAAAAATATTAGTATACTTCTCGCTTTTCTTCATCGATGAAGGTTCTCCAAGGTACCATTGGGTCAGCCATACCATCATTTGCCCACTTTGCTTGCTTTAGAACTTGATTGGTATATTCGTTCTGCTGACGACGCTCTTGGTAGCCTAGATCTTTTGATCGTTCCATTAGGATCAATCCACCAACACGAATGGCTGACCTGTCCATATCCTTATAAGCACCTCCTAGGTTGATCCCAGGGGTCAATTCAGGGTGACGATCCGGCGGGACTGCTTTCCATCCCTTTCTAAGAGCAAGAGCAAGAGGCCTGTGATCGGGCTTGTCATTTACAGATTCGACAACCCATAAATAATCCGTACCATCAGGGATCTGTTCAGGGGGGATCCCTAAGCTTCCCATGTGATCAGCTTGAAAATTGAATTGTTCGTGGATGGCCTTTTCAGGACTCATGAGTTTTTCTCTGCGTACTGTCATTTTATATTCCTCTCAGGCCGTTACGTGCTCTTGGGTTAGCGAGTTCGTAGGCGTAGGCTCTACGTTTCTCAGGTGCTGATTTAGGGGTCCCATCTGGGTGTGTTAATGGTAGGCTGTCCGCGATTTCACACTGCTCTTTTGATAGTCTGACCTGATTTGGTCTGTCTCCACCGTGCGAATTCCCTGCATAACCGCCTTGTCTATTGATAGGAGCCACGGGTGCCATCCTTCCTGCATATGATTGTTGTCTTTGGGGTTCTTGGTTGGAGGCGTTCACCCTATATTTGGCTGCCATCCCGTCATCTACAGCTTTGAAAAAATCTGGAGTCCCAATGAGATGATCTAGGTTGTTGTATCTGAAGACCTTTGTAAGCTCGGTAGCGTAGTTATTAACTTCTTCGGTTAGATGTGGGTCTTGACCAAACCAGTGGTTACGATCTAGCCATTCGTCAAAATGAGGATTTGTCGGTTCTTCCACAGGAGGCGCATACATTTGTTGCGCGTATGCAGGTTCTTGATACTCTCTTTGATAGGACTGATGGGGGGCTGTCTCTTTTTGTTTTTTAAGGAGTGCTAGCTCTGCCCCGAACTGAGTCATAAGTTGTTGGGCTTCTGCTTGTTTAGATGTGTCGCCATCCTCTATAGCTTCTTCGAGGATATGTTTGGCGGCTTCTGCTTTAACTCTTAGGGCGTGTTCATATTGAGCTATTGCCACCTCTTCTTTTTGAGAGGCTATGTCTGCTATATGCCGGTTGTCTCTCTCGAGGGCCTCTATTCTCTGACGCTCTTGCATCAACTGACTTTCTAAGACTTTATTCTTATAGGTCATCTCTGCAATACGTTGATGGGACGTTTGACGCCTACGTGGGTGCCTTAGACGCTGCTCTTTATCTTCGTCTTCTTGGTCTTTCTGGACGTCTCGGTTCGACTCTTTTATCCCCAGTATATCGGCTGTATCGGGACCATGATCTTCATCAAGGATAACTTCAATGCTATCTGCCGGATTCGGTCTTTTCTCGTCCTGAACATTGTGGATAGCATCGTTGATGGTTGTTAGGGCTTCTTGCATATTTTGGGCCATATGTTATTTCCCTACGTGATAGCTGGTATCGATTAGCTCAGGCATCTTGGTGGCGAACATGACTTTGTTCGCAGGCAAGATAGCGCAATCGATTTTGTTAATGGTGAGGAGGGATGCGTCATGCCTCCAATAGACGACCCATTCACCAACCGCACAGAGTGGGCCTGAAGGGTAGTAGTCTATATCGTCGTAGGAATGAGGTCCTATACTGAGAACACGTCCAATCCGGTTATCGAATTTTGAGCTATCGATAACCGATGAAGGCATGATGATGCCACCCCGTGTGACTTCCTCGACCTTATAGATCTGAAGGAGAAGTGTTCTGCTTCGAAGGTCTACGAGGTCTGAGAGGTGATCAACGTCGAGGGCTTGTTTAATAAGTTCGTCTTGATTCATGATGGGAGTCTTTGGCTTCCTAAATAAATTAAACATTGTACTCAGCATCGAAGATTTCAGGTGTTACACCTGGAACGTTTGCTTTTAGGGGCATTTCGGGTTGTAGGGGGGCTTGAGGCATGCCTTGTGAGGGCTCGTCTCTATCTCCGCTTACGTATTTCTTCCAAAGGTCTTGCGCCGAGTCTGCTGCTACTCTGAGGCCTTGGATAACGCCAATACCGTGGTGATATTTACCGACTTGTTCGTGGAGAATAGTATTGAGAGGGACGGCTACATCGTTTAGCTTGGTTTGTAGATCATCCATTAAGTCGTCTACGAATTTCTTTAGAATCATTTGCAATTCCTATGTATAGGTTAAGTATACATAGTATTGCGATACGGGGCAAACCGTGTCAACTAAAAATTAAGTATAGGCAATAAAAAAGGGGATGCTTTCCAGTCATCCCCTAGTTTAGATATAATTACAGAATATTTAATATTGATTTTTGCGCGTTTTACCTACACCACCAGCAGCGCGTTTCATTGCACCGCCTTCTTTGTAACCGCCATAACCGCCACCATAACTCTGCTGTCCATAATCTTCTTGTCCACCATATCCACCGCCGTAGCCTTGGCTCTGTTGTCCGTATCCCTGCTGTGGTTGCTGATAACTCTGTTGACCATATCCGCCGCCGGAGCCTTGGCTTTGGCCTTGTTGACCATAACCCTGCTGTGGTTGTCCCTGATAAAGTGTCCCGTCTCGACGCCGTTTCTTATAATCTTTAAAGCTCATCCCCATATTAAGAGCTTCCTCTTTCTTCTGGCGCCGTCTATCCATTGCCCCCTGAATACCGCCGATTACTGCTGGTAAAACTGCTGGTAAAGCAGCGGATAATCCTTCTGCCATCATAAGGCCACCGCCGAATTTATGTTGTATCCCGTCATTTCTTCCGGAATTCATCAATACATCTTTGGCTTTGTTCTTGCCAATGAAAGAGGATAAAGGCTTATCTTCAGCGAACTTTGATGTTTCACCTGGATATTTA